CAATAAACAACAAACAACAAAGACCACAACAACAACCACAACACCATGCACCATTTTACAAGGGACGTCCGGAGACGGGCGAAACCTAGTAGGATGGGGCGCTCAGAAGTCCCCCACCACCATGGGGATGAATTCGATGAAGTGCGACCAGAGGGCGGCGTCCTCACCGTGAATCCCGTTCGGGAATACACACCACTTGTTCCGCAGTCGTTCGATGACTTGCAGGAACAAGTGGAAACTACTCAAGCAGTGCCCAACCAACTCGGGCCCGTCTTTGAGGATGCCGAGCCGCTCGTGACGGACGGGAAATCAAGGGAATCGTATTTGGCCGCGTTCTCCAAGCGGAGTAACGCTCAGGCCGACGATGACTGCCTCCCGTCTTTTCAGGCTGCTTTCATGGACCTTTGGGAGAAACTCCCTCAGTTTCCGGAATGGGATGTGGAAGAGAGTGATGTGCAACGCTGGCTAGACAAGTTCGACGCCCCAAAACGTGCCCGCATGGAGAAGGCTCTTGATGAGCTCTTCGACTGTGAGGACGACACGGTTTACCTCGGGACGAAGACACTGTCGGTTAAGGTTGAAGCTCTACTCAAGAGATACGACGGATCATGGTGCCCTAGATTAATCTACGCTGGCAACGATCATTTCAACGCCCTCACTGGGCCCGTCGCCATGATTTTGATGGAGAAGCTGAAACAGATGACCGACACCCGCCCTATCGGCGGACTCAAAGTCAAATTAGCCTATAAGTCGGACAGCACTGACCTAGCTACCCACCTATCGGAAGCTAGAGACGAGGGTTACACCCACTGCGCGGAGGCTGATTTTTCGGCCAACGACTTGCGGCAAAGAAAATTCGCGACCAAGGGATGCGACCGAGCTTACCGCACCTTAGGGTGCCCGGCTTGGGCGAGGAAATTGTTCCGCGACATGCGCAAGTTCCACGTTAGAAACCTCGAACACGGACACCAAGCTGATTTGGCGAATCAGCTACCAACTGGGACCACACTCACCACGCCACGCAACTGCATTTGGAACATTTCAATCGAAGCTGTATATGCAATGCAGACCGGCAACAAGGGGTACGCCCTTTGCCTCGGCGACGACTGGTTGGCTATGATGCTCAAGCGTATCAATCTTACGGATTGGGAAGCTTGGGTTAGCGAACAAACCAGGATGAAGCTGACCGCCGCCGCTCCAGCCTTACAAGGCGAGAGCACGTTCCTGTCCCGCAGGTTGCACGTGGATCGAGACATACCAGTGATGATGCCAAAACTCGGCAAAGCACTCGCTCGCTTTAATGCGCGCGCCTCACCCAACATGGCTATTTCGGATAGCTCATACATGGCGGGCAAGGCTTTGTGTTATGCTTACGAGTTCAGGCACATTCCGGCACTGCGAGAGCTGTTCCTCATGCGCTTCCGCGCTGAGGAACACGCTACGGTCGAACTTAAGGAGATCTCTTATTATACACGCATAAACGGCGTTGATTCTGTCGAAGGTTTGCTTGCTGCGCTCTCAGATGTGCGCGGTGAGTTGACCGAGGATGAAACGCGCGAATTCATGATGGACTGTTATGGTGACACCTTCGGGTTTAGCGCCATGCACGAAATCGCGTCTAGGATCATACTTTGTACCGATGTCTCATCTGTAACCGTCCCCGACGAGCTTACCATCGATTTTTGAAAACTGGATTATTGACTTCTTGGGATCCCCTGTCCTCCTTGGGTTAAGTGAGGCCGAGCTTTGAGAGATTGCTCACA